AGAGGGCGCCGCCTTCAACGATATGACCCTGGGGAACTCCGCCCCGAAGGGTCGGACCTCGGCAACCGAGATCGATACCGTCGACGGTAACTCGACCGCGTACATGCGGGCGATTGCGAATAACGTCGAGACGCTGCTCCTAGAGCCCGTCCTCGATCTCATCTGGAAGACTTCACTCCAACATCTCACCTCGAAGGACAAGGAGATCCAGCAGGCGATCGGCGACCAGTGGTTTAAGACTTTCCTCAAGATGAAAAAGAAGTTCGCCGAGTACCAGATCACTTTCGTCTGTCGCGGGATCACTTCCCTGCTCGCGAGGAAGCAGAAGCTGCAAGAGTTCCTCCAATTCCTTCAGATCGCCGCGAGCAACCCGGAGATGACCCAGATCCTCGCCCAGACCTGGCCACCGCAGAAGCTCTTCGCCTACCTCGCCATGCTCATGGACGTGGACGTTGACCAACTCCAAGGCTCGCCGCGGGAGATGCAGCAGTTGCAGATCCAACAGCAGAGCCAACAGCAGGCTCAGGTCCAGCAACAGGGCCAGGCCGAAGCGACGAAGGCCGGTGCGCAGCAAGACGCGAAGTTTAAGACTGAGAGCCGGCTGAAGGTCCTAGAGCACTTGCTCGCCCATCGGACGGAACAGAGACAAGCCGCCGCGGTTATGGCCGGGCAGGCTCAACCCCAACCCCAAGGAGCCGCCAATGCTCAGCCGCAAAGCCCCAAAGGGCAAAGCCAAAGCCCCCCAGGGCAAAAATAAGAAAGCCGGCAAGGCGGCGGGCTTAGCTATGCTCGCCCAGGCGCTCCAAGGAGCGCCGCAGGGCGCAGCCCCTCAGGCGCCGCCACAGAACCTCGGGCAAGCGTTCGGGTCATGATCCGCGCGCTGCTCCTTTCGCTCGTCCTGAGCCTCGGGAGCGTCTCCGCGTGGGCTGCGGATGATGTACCTCCGACTGCGTACGGATATCAGACCAACACGGGCTCGGCCAGCGTGGATACGCTGCCGCCTGTCCGCCGTTGCCATGTGACCAACATCCGCGGGGCGACAGATGACGGTACGCCAAGCTGCTACGCTCACGTGACCAATCAGACAGGGGTATCCGATGATACGGTACCAACTACCTACGTGCATGTGACCAACCCTAACGGCGTGGCTGACGGCACAGTTCCAACGACCTACATCCATGTGACAAACTTTCATAGTCCAATTGCGACGGGCTCCGGGCTGATCCCCGACGCGAACTCGGCAAACTGCCTCCTCGCAACCACTACGGATTGTCTGAGTGTGAACCAATGAGAAAAATACTAGCCGCTCTTGCCATCCTTTGCGGATTGGCCGTTCCAGCCGGCGCTGCCAACGTCCCGCTAAGCTCGCTCTCGGCGGCTGCGGCTCTCGGCGCGACGAACGAATTTCCGCTCTGCCAAGGGGCTACGGTCTGCTCGGGCACGGCCCTCGTCTACGCGACCATCACCCAGCTCGATACTTTCCTTCTGAGCACCTCCGGCCTGGCCGGAACCTCGGGCGGCAAGTTCGGCTTGCTCAACGGGAACCTGACCCTCTCGGGGAATAACACGTATTCCGGGACTGCGGCCCTCTCGGGCGGCGGCTCTCTGGCCGGGACGTTCTCCGGTACGCCCACGCTCTCCGGCAACCTGACCTTCTCCGGCACGCCGATCTTTAGCGGGCTCTCCGCAGGAACCTGTGCGAATAACCTTGTCCTCGATAGCGGGAATAATCTCGTTACCGCGACCTGCTCGTCTGGCGGCGGGCTAACTATCAACTCGACCACCATCTCCGGCGGCGCATCCGGCAAAGTCCTCTATGACGATGGGACGAAGCTGCAAGAGCTCCCGTATGGGCTCACCGGGAACTCGACCATCGTTGAGACGACTTCCGGCGGCTTGCTCACCGCGAGCATCCTGCCCCTAGGCACCAATGCGGCCAAGGGTGCGGTTGAGGGTGATGGGTCTACGATCACTTGCGTTGCCGGCGTCTGCACCGCGATAGGTGCCGCTGCGTCCGCGATCGATGCCGGCGGGGCAACCTCGATCTCTAACGGCACGGCTGGCCGGTCACTCTTTGACAGCGCCGGGAATGTAGGCGTTAGCTCGGGTCTCACACAGAGCACGACCAAAGTTCTGAGCATGTCGATCGGTCTCGGCTCGGATGCGACAGGGGATACGTACTACAATGGCGGGTCCGGTGCATTCACCCGGCTCGCGATCGGCGCGACCGGAAATGTGCAGACGGTTGTCGCCGGCATTCCGGCTTGGTCGACGGGGCTCACGCTCAGTGCGACGAAGATAACGGCAGCCTCGATCGGGCTCGGTTCTGATGCTACCGGGGATATCTACTACAACGGCGGCTCGGGCGCGTTTACCCGGCTGGCGGTAGGTACGGGAACGCAGGTCCTCCACGGTGGCACGACCCCGGCATACTCCGCGATTGCCGCTGGCGATCTGCCCCTCGCGACTAATGCCGCGATCGGCGGGATGAAAGGTGACGGGCAGACTGTCACTTGCGCTTCGGGGATCTGCTCGGGAACCTCGCCGGACACGACCAAGACCTCAGGCTACACGCTCACTGCCGCGGACATGGGCGGTCAGGTTGTCTACAACGGCAGCTCGATCACCGCGACGATCCCGGCAATCTCCTCAACCATCTTCGCAACCGGCATGTCCGCGACGATCATTAACATCAACGCGACCCCGCTGACGATCTCTAGCACGCCGACGATCAACGGGCTATCCGGTACGACCCTCGGTCAGTACGAATGGCTGAGCTGCGTGAGCAACAATACCTCGCTGGATTGCACGACCAATCACACGCTGCCGACTGTGAATACCCTGACGATCTCGACCGCTACGTTCACGCCGAACCTTGGCGCAGGCGTCAATCAGCAGGCAACCCTCGTTCACGCCTCTTGCCCCTGCACGATCGCGAACCCCTCGAATATCTCGACACGGGTTGGCCAGACCGGGATGCTGGATATCATACAAAGCTCGACCGGCTCGGACACGGTGGGAACCTGGGGCTCGCAGTACATCACCCCCGGCGGTACCTCAACCCTTACCCTGAGCACCGGGGCGAACGCGATCGACCATATCGCCTACCGGGTGATCGATAGCACACATGTCCTCCTAAGCGCGGTGATGCTCAATGCGACGCATTAAAACATTCCTCCTCGCGGCAGCCCTATGGCTGCCCGCGATTACCGCATGGGCGCACTTCGCGCTGCCCCCCGGCTTCTGGCCTATCCCGCCTTCGGGCTCATGGACCGTCGTCGAGTGGAATGGCGCGGGAACGGGGAATGTCAACGGCACGCATCAGACATCCCTAGTCGCGACGATCACTTCGGGTAGCCTCGGGAATGGCGACTGTGTGGTTGCCTGGGCATATGGCGATACTGATGGGAATGGAACCCCAAGTGGCATCGCTACGAATGACGGCTCGCCGCAGAACTTCACACAGATTTTCGCGGCGACCATCGCCAACCCGATGAGTATGTGGCGGCTGACTTCGACCGCTGCCGGGGCTACGACCGTCACGGCAACCTGGGCATCCGCGCACGGGTACGTGTTAATGGTCGAGAGCGCACACTACTCCTCGGCCGCATGCACCGGGCTCGATGGCACCCCTCCGGCCGTGACGAACGCGAATGGTTCCTCGTGGACATCTAGCTCCTTCGCCCTCTCTTCCAGCCTGACCGATGTTGTCCTTTGCGGCGGTATCGATAACACGGCGAACGATGCGATCACAAACGGCGCCGGCTGGACGGGAGGCACCGGGGTCAATACCGGGTTTACCTCGACAGGCGTGTATAACAGCACGTTCAAGTTCGCCCAGATCTCCGAGTACAACCTAGCCGTCGCGGGTACCGGGACAACCAGTTGCACTATGTCTACGGCTGGCTCGGTCAACTACATCATGGGCATCCTGGCATTCAAGCATGCGTAAGCTATGGGCGCTCCTCCCGATCCTCCTCCTCGCCCTCGCCGCTCCCGCGCAGAGTAAGCTTGCGCGGGGAAGCGCATCGGGCACCCTCTCGACCTACCTCTGCGATCACGTCGCGTGCAATGTCGCGCCGAGCATGACGCATGTCCTAGTCCATGGGTACGCCGGAGGCCTATTCCAGCTCTACAACGGGACCACTACGCTTGACGTCGGTTCGACCAATGACGTGGTAGATACCTCAGGCATCGCGGCATTCTGTGCCGGCGCGTCTGACTGCACGGTCCATGGGGTCTATGATCAGGTCCGCGGCGTTCTAATCCCGAGCCCTCCGTCGAAGGTAAGCGGCGCGATGCCGGCAGAGTGCACCAGCACTTACGCCTGTGGCTGTCCCTTTTTCTTCGACCCTGAGACGGGTCTGCCCGAGCTGGTGACTTCCTACCCTTGCGAGTATGACGTCTCCTACTCATCTCTGGCTCCTGGCCCGCTCTCCGTTGTAGTCAACGGGAAGGATTATCAGAACGGCGAGTTCGGCGTTGGGCACTCCCCGGCAACTACGCCTCTGGTGAACGGAACCGACTTCCTCACCTATAACTGGTTCGGGAACATCGGGGCATTCCCCGGCGCGCCCTGGACCTTCGGCTATGTGAATTGCTCGGGCTCGGGCGTCCACTGCCTCGGGATCGATGAGGAGACTTCCGCGGAGAATTACGATGTGAGTGTCGAGCCGGGCGGTATCGGCGGCGCCTATGGCGGGGCGGGGCTCGGCGGCGACAGCTTGCAGATGATCACCTGGGATAACTCCACACACGTCAAAGCGTATGTGAACTCCTCAACAGCCCTTTTCGATGACAGCCCGCCCGCGACCGTGCAGTCCTCGGTCGACCCGCAGCCCCTCATCCCCGGCAACCACGTCAAGATCGCTTGTGGCGGCGACTGCTCGCAGTCCCAGCTCATTTTCCGGGATGGTCTGATCTCGAATGCGCTCTGGGGTAGTGCCGAGTTCTCCGCGATCCAAACGCACTTCAATACGTTCTACGCAGCGCACACGACCCCGGCAGTCTGCCGCGGCGTGACGGATATGGCCGAACTGGCTCCGGGCTCGATCACGGGGTTCAACTCGCTGTACCCCTGGTACTACGCGCCGATGATCGGCCAAGTCGGCTACTCTCTGGCGCAGATCCGGGCAGGCTACTACGGCCCGATCGCCGATCTCAACGACGGCTCGACCACGCACACGTACTCCGGGGCTCAGGCAGTCGGCAGCTCGGGCTGCGGGCTCGACCCGGCCGCTGCGACCTTCTGTGCCGGCGGCTGCACCGTGGTCAAGCTCTACAATCAGGGCACGTGGAGCGGCTCAAAGCGCAGCAACGTACATGACACGAACCTCGATATCACTTTCGCGTCGGGTCACCGGCCTACGGCCACCTTCGCCGGGTTGAACTCTCTCCCGGTCATGACCTTCGGCGGCAGCGCTTACGGATGCTCCTCTGCGCCTACGAACGCGGAACAGCCGCTCTCCTTCGGCGTCCTCGCCATCGCCAAGCGCACCTCGGGCAGCTCGACGAGCCGCGCGTTCTACGCGACGATCGGTTCGCACCAGCTCGAAGCCGGCTTCTCGACCTCCGGGAACGCTTACTTCACCAATGGGGTGACCCTGACGGAAGCCGCGACCGAGAACACCTGGCACGTTCTCTACCAGGAAGAGCAAGGGATCGGGAACTGGCTTCCCTACGTAGCCGGCGTTGTCGGCACGGGCACGAGTAGCGGGGATACCGGCTCGGTCACCGGGCCGTTCTGTATCGGCGCGAACGGGAGCGGGACCAGCCCCCTGACCGGCGTAGTCGCAGAAGTCGACCTTCTAGCGACCACAGCGAACAACGCTGCCGGGTATGCGAGCATCGCAGCCGCGGTATACACGCAGGCTCAGGTCACCTGGGGCAGCCTACCATGATCTTTGCAACCCTACCACGCGCTAAGGCATCATAAGCTATGGCAAATCGTATTCGCCTCAACCCTGTCGGCGGGCAGAACTTCAAGATGCCGGCGATGCCTCAATTGGCGTCTCCGGGGAGCAAGCCCGTGAGCATGGCTACCCGTGTGGGCGGGCAGATGCACAACTACATGGGTCATTTCGCCCAGCCAAAGTTCCTTGCCGCCGGGCATAACACGAGCGGGCACATGGACGGCGGCGGCAACTGGATTGCCGGGGCAACGAAGAACTCTCACGGCCAGTTCCGGGCGAAAGCCAAGGCGGCTGGGATGAGCACCCGCGCTTATGCGGAGAAGGAAGCTGGCGCTCCCGGCAGGCTCGGGAAGCAAGCCAGGCTCGCAAAAACCCTCATGGGGATGCACTGATGGCAAAAGCTTACGCGAAAGACGGACTTTTCGGGTCACCCGGCGACTTCGACGTCGACGAAGACGGCGAGTACTGCGGCGTGATCGGTGGGGAAATGGCTGACCGGGATACGGTTGGTCCAGTGTGGGACTGGCGACCGGATATGACCAACGCCAGCCCCGCGCAAACCTGTAAGGTCCTTGGGACCCTAGACTGCAACGAATTCCATACCGCTCGGGAAGGGACTAAGGGCAAATGAAAAAGTATCTACCCGTCCTCGCTTTCATCGCGAACCGCTTTCGTGAGCCGAGTACCTGGGCAGGCATGACGGCAGTCTTCGCGGCTGCCGGCTTCTCGGCAGGGCTATCTGCGGAGATTGTGACCTTCGGCTCGGGCACTCTCGGGATCGTCGCTATGGTCCTGAGCGAGCAAGGCGTAAAGCCGGCCGCATGAGCGATCCTTCGGCGATCGATTGGGCACGGATTAACGTCGCGAGCGGTGCGCGTGACGCACTCGCCGTGATCGAAGAGGAGCTGCAAAGCGAGCAGTACCGCATCGACATGCTCGCGTACTCATTGCTGGATCAAGGGAAGCTGACACCCGAGGCAGCACTGAGCCATTTCGCGTCGAAGAAGGCCCTGTATACCCTGCACCGGAGGCTCTTGCAGAAGTCGAAGCAAGGGAACTCGGCCGCAGGTCGGATCAACAAAGCTTTGGAAGGCTGACACCATGGCTGAGAGTTATCTACCCGAGACGATGTTAGATACCCAGGAACCCGAAGCCGAGGCAGTCGCCGAGGAAAAGGGCTCGATCACGGAGGATATGCTCCGGCGCATCCTCGAAGACAATCGGCAGGCGAACGAGGCCCTGATCCAGCGGGTGACCCAGCGCGGTCAGCCCCTTCAGCAAGACAGCGTCGCGCCCGATCTCGAATTCTCTCTAGAAGGCTTGCCGGACCCCGCGCTCGACCCCGCCGGCTTTCACAAAGGCTACGCGACCAGGGCACAAGCCGCGGTGCAGAAAGCCCTCACGCAGACCAGGCAGGCGATCACGGAAGACGCGCGCCGGATGATCTCGGATAAGGACATCCTCGCTCGCGCGGACACGATGATCAAAGCCGCGAACCCGAACTTGGACGATGAGATTATCGCGTATGCCGGCCGGGCCGTAGCCGAGCGCTTGAAGGCGCAGGGTAAGGACCCGATGGCCGAGCTCCGCGCGAATACGGAGAGCGTGGCTCAGGCGATCCTGGACTACACAGATGACATGGCAAGCCGGCTCGGCGCGAAGCGCCCAGGGGCAGCAGCCGAGGAGACAGGCGGTCGCACACGCGGCTTGGTCACTCCGCGTACTCGGACGCCTGTGGCGCCGAGACAGGCCGCTGCTAACGACGGCAAGGGCATGCTACGCGAGCTGCAAGCCATGCAGCAGAAGGCACGTATCTACTAAGCTTGACCCGGAGGAGCGGGTGTCCGGTAATATGAATGCACCTGCGTACATGGGCGCACCGCGTCCAGGAAACCAGTAAGAAAGGCGAAGAATGACCTGGATTTTGGATGCGCCGTCAGGCGTCTACAAGAACCACGCACTGTCCTCGGACATCCGTCGCGAGGCAATGTATGACGTGCAGACCCTGAAGTTCCTTAGGGCAGAGCCAGGCTTCGGGAAGAAGCGCGGCGACACGATCACGATCACCCGGTTCATGCAGCTCCCCGTTGCTGGCCGTGTGGGCGAGCAGGATGCGCTCCCTCAGGGCCGTCCGGCGATCAACACGCGTTCTCTGACTGTGGGCGCATGGGGCTTTAAGGTCCCGGTGACCGAGTTTGAGGAGATGCTGACTTCCTACGATCTCAGCAACTACATTCAGCAGATGCTCCGCGACCAGATGTCCCTGACTATGGACCTGATGGCGACCGTCGCGCTGAAGAAAACCTCCTACACCTATACCTGCGAAGTCGGCGGCGGCGTCTTCGAGACGGACGGCACGGCGGCGGGCGTGGCAACTGCCAACCTAGCAATCGCTGACCTGCGGCTCATCCGCGACCAGCTACGGAAGAACAAAGCGCCATATTTCCGGTCTGGTAAATATGTCGCAATCCTGAGCACTAGGGCTGCTCGCGGTCTGAAAAACGACCCTGAGTACAAGGATTGGATCGCACCGCACACTGACCAGCCGATGGTAGCCGGGCTGCTTCAGCCGGATATCGAGGGCTTCGAGGTCTACGAGACGAACAACGCCTACTCCTTTAAGGATCTGCTGGGAACCTCCACGGTCTGCGGCGATGGCATCTTCTTCGGAGCCGATCCGGGGTATACTGCGATCGTTCAAGAGCCGGAGCTTCGCGCTGGTCTGCCGATGGAGCTTGGCACCTTCCGGGAAGTCGGCTGGTGGGGCGTCATGGATGCGGATATCACTTGGGACCAGCCCTCGCTGAGCCGCGTGATTAAGCTGGTTTCGAGCTAAGGAGCGCTCAGGCAATGTTGGACTACAAGCATCGGATAATCCAGAACCCGGCGGAAGGTTTGGTCACTTCCCCCGGTATCACCTTTGTCAGCTCGACCACGAATATGCTGCTGTTCAACCCCTCCCGGCCGGTTCGCATCGTCCGCTGGGGCGTGGTTATCATGACCACGGCGACGGACGCAGGTTCGTCCCATGGGCTGAAGTTCACCTGTAACACGTATACCGCGGCTGCGGCAACCGGGACCCAGGTCACCGGGAGCACGACCAGCTTTGGCGGCGCGAGCACAGGGTACAACGCGAGCAACAACCCCGTGTTCTATATCGACACGGCGGGCGGCTCGCTCTCGGTTCCCAATGCGATCCTGGCAGCAGGTCTCGCGGTCGGAACGGTCCTCTGGCACAACGTGAACCCGCAAGTCTCTCAGACAGGCGGCTACTACCCGGCAGCGGATACTGCCCTGATCCCGCCCGGTGGCGTGAATACGGGCTTGGTCATCTACCCCGGTCAGAGCTGTTCTATCCAGTGCGCGGACATCGGCTCGACCGCCGGTGCTGGCAAGATCTGGCTGGAAGTCGAGGAACAGCCGTTCGTGGTTGACTACAACAACAACCAGTACGCCGTAACCGGCTACCCGGCGAACGGAACTACCCCAACCCCGTCGAATGTCGCCGGGAACACGATGATAAACTACCAGTCCTAAGACTGGTTCAACCCCGCGTGGGGGGCTACGGCCCCCCGACGCTTCAAGAAGGGAACTCCTATGGCAATCTATGGCGGCGTGCGCGAAGGCTGGCGGTATGCCAGCGGCCCACGCTACAACGAGACGCTCTTCCGCGGCTCGGCTACCTTTTCCTCGGCATCCTCAGTAGTCGTTACCGTGCCCCTTCCGGCACGCCAGGTAACTCACGCAGTTGCGACGATCTACGATGCGAGTGCCCCGACCTCCGGCGCTTATGTGACCGTGGGGAACTTCTCGAATAACACCTTCACGATCTACGCGTGGAGCGGCGGCTCGACGATCGGCGCTGTGCCGAATGCCGCAGCCGTGACCGTAGGTACCTCGCCATATACGTACACTTCGGGCACTTCGGGTCCTGCCGCCGCGAATGGCGAAATGGTCTCGATCGGCGCGAATGGCGCGACTGCTACCGCGGCCGTGACCCGCTCCGGCGGCTCGCAGACCACGGGCACCCGTACGATCACTTCCCTCGCTGAGAACGAGTTTGTCCTCATGCCTGGGGATACGTTGCTTCTGACCTACACTTCCGCAACCCCGACTTTCCAGAGCTTCCCGTTCGCCGCGCATAACGGCGCGCCGGCAGCACTGTCGAATTCGCTCCGGGTCGAGTGGATCGCGTGGGCGAACTGCGCAGGTACCGCCGGCAGCTACTAATTCACCCCCACAACCAAGGAGGCTGACCCATGGTTGATATCTCCCCTACGCCCTCGTGGCAACAGATTGTCCCGATCTCGGAGACACAGTACAAGGTCGATATCGATGCTCCCGGTGGAGCTCAGATACGGTTCACGAGCGACGGGATGGCCGTGTATATGATGCACAGCAATCCCGGCGTGTACTTGAACGATCATAACAAGCGCGTGCCTGACGTGATCGCGGCCGAAGCCGGCTACGATATCGAGCGGTGGGCTCGTGAGAGGCGCAAGCGGGAAGCGATCCAAGGTGCTACCGCGGCGATCGATGCAGAGTACATGGCATCTTCCTCGCGGAAGGTCCTCGCCGAGCACGGTGAGTATCGCGTGGTCGAGATCCAGAAGGGTTACTGCAACGTCGAGTTCGACGATGGCACGATCCTGAATACACGGGGTCCGGTGAGTGAGGAAGTGGCTATGCGCCGCTTCTCCGAGCTGACCGGCTTGCCCCAGGCTTCCGCGGCAGCGGATGCAAGTCAGCCGGTAGCCGCTGACGTGGAAACAGTGACGTCGAAGAAGGTAAGATAAAAGCTCGCGGCGTCGAAGCTTAGGGGGAGGGCGTCGTTGCCCTCCCCTTTTTTATTTGCGAGGTCGAAAAGTGGCTACCTTCTCAGCAATTCAGGCACGCGTCCTGAGCTGGCTAATCGATACCCCGGCAGCGGTGATCTCCGAAGTCCCGACCCTGATCACGTCGAGCATCGCGTGGTTGCAGGCGCAGCATAACTTCCAGGTCATGCAGGCCGAGTTGCAGTATATCACTGCGAGCACGCCGGCTCTGGGCACCTCACAGACCCATGTCATCGGGTACATCCCGGCGGATTGGAAGTGCAAGCGCGGCGACCCGTACTATGTCTGGTACATTGGGGATCGGTCCCGGATGGGCTGGCAGCCCGAGCGCAGCTACGCCTACCGGCAATGGTCACCCGCGAATATCAACGAGATCGGCCAGCCTGTAGACCTGCTCATCGGCGAGCCGGAGAACGCGATCGTCCCGCCCAGCGGCGGCTCCCCGAGCAACCAGATGACCGGGCTCACGGTCGAAGTCTTCCCCTTCCCGGACGGCAGCTCCGATTGGTCCGATGGGAACTACCGCATCCGCATCCCCTACTACCGCTACCTCCCCGCCCTCGCCGGCTCGACCGACGCGAACTGGTTCACGCTCGACGGGGCGCAAGCCGAGTTCTGCGTGGCGAACGCCGTGTGGCAAGGGTTTATGATGAACGAGGACGAGAGCCGCGCGATGCAGCACAAGGTTCGCGCGCTCGGAGCAGCCTACGACGGCGCGCGGGCGCAGACCCTCGGCGGCTGGGCAAGGACCGTAATCGACATGGACAAGGGGATCATGAGCATGCCCGCTCGGGACCTCTACGCTCGGCGCGACGTGCTCGCCGGCCGGAACCAAAGGAGACAGTAAGCTATGGCTACACCGCCGTTTAACTTCGACACGGGCAGCCCGACAGCGACTTCGGACATTTCCGCTTACCCGGCGAATGAGCAGACCTTCCGGGATGTGGTCAAGAGTGCGAGCGCTGTTCTCGTCGACGCGACTACCGGGCTTGGCCCGATCATCACGAGCTACACGACTACGACACGGGATGCTCTAGTCAACCCGCCGACCGGCTTGTTCATCTACAACACGACAGCGGGCGGCATACAGCTTAATACAGGCACCCCAGGTTCCCCGACCTGGACCTCAGTCTAAATGTCAAACGTCGGCTTTCCGCCACCGCCAGGGAACAAGGATATAGCCCCACCGCTCATGGGGCTGTACCTCGATCGGCCGGCTTACCGCGTGGACCCGCGCGGCTTCTCCGCATGTAACAATGTGCGGATCGAGCAGGGCCGCGTTCATTCCGACCTGCTCGGTTGGGAGCAAGGCGCGATCACTACCCTTCCCAGCCCGGTCCTCCACCTCTCCGATTTCATCGACAGCTTTGGGAATGGAACGGAGATCGGGGTCACGGCAACGGACATATTCATCCTTCGTCCGGGCGGGGTGAATACCTACATCACGCCTACGGTGAACCTCGGGAATGTCGCGGTAACGAACGGCTCGGCTGCCGTAGTCGGAACGGGCACGCGGTGGAACTCGGATATCCAGTTCGGGGATACTACGACTGCCTCGAATACGTTTGCCGCCGGGGAGACCACGATCACCGTTGCCGCCCCCAACCTAATCGGTTCCTATTGGGGCTGCACGATCACGAACCAGACGGCTCCGGGGTCGATCAATCCGGGAACCTACATCCTCAGCTTCGGCAAGGACGGTTCCGGGAACTCTTACATAGTCCTCTCCCAGCCTTGCATCGCACCGATCACCTCCGGGGATACGCTCTTGTTCGGGGGGAACTCGGGGCTGCGGAAGAATTTGCGCCCAGGGGATCAGATCTACTTCGGTTCGGGCGGGCAGGATAGCATCTCCGCGACGTGGTACACAGTTGAAAGTGTCACAGATGACACGCACCTGACCCTGACAGCAGTCTACGCTGGGGCTACCGCGGTGGGGGTCTTCTACACGGGGCGTCAGCTCCTCACGAATACGACTACAGGGCCGAACCCCCGAGTGCCTGTCTGCTTCTCGACGAACTTCCCGGCCGCGGACGGGTATAATCAGTCGGCCGGCCAGAGCACCGGCGGGGATATGTGGTTCTTTACGAACGGCGTGGACCCGATAGTTGTCTACTGCCCGCGGGGCTACCCCTTAGCGAACTATGCCCGGTCAATCCCGTTCCTCGCCTCCTCCTTCCGTTCCTCCCGCGGTCTTATGATCTACGGCGGGCTTACCTACCCAACCTCCCCGGTGAGCCTCGGGAACTCGATCGCGAGCTCGGACAACGGCTTCCCCCTTCAGCTCGCGGGCGGGGTGAGCTTCCAGGGGATCGCGACAGACGGTCCCTTCCATGTCACCCGGATCTCCCAGCTCGGGCAACAGCTCCTCCTCTACTGCACCGGCCCTCTCTCCGGGAATATGAACTCACCCGATGACATGAGCGGGGCTGTGGTCAGTGCGAGCTTCGTTGGCTTCCCAACGATCTGGGCATTCGCGGACGTAATCCATACGCGCGGGCCGATCTCCGGGACCCTAGTCGCAGAGTTCCCCGACCGGCATCAGTTCCTCGCCGTCGACGGGGAGTATCGCTACAACGGCCTGTTCACCCAGATCATGAACGATCAGGTCTGGCGTGTGGTTCTCGCGAACTACGACACGACCAAGCCGGGTTCCGCCTTCGTCGCGATCTCATTCGAGTTCGGCGATCTCATCTGGGCACTCCCGTTGAAGACAGACGCGGCTGACCAATTGCATCCGAGCACGGCTTACGTAGAGCATTATATGGAACAGGCGAACTCCTACCTGTTCAAGCCGATGACACAGCGGGACTTCCCGTTTACCTGTGCGGCACTCTTCCAGAATAGCGGGGTCACGACCTGGCTGAGCTTCGACGGGACTACGGAACCGACGTGGAACCTGGTGAATTCGAGCTGGATCTCGTGGAACTTCCGCGGGAATACTCCGGTCCTCGTAGCCGGGGGTATCGATGGGGATATCTACAATCTCTACCAAACGGACACGCAGGAAGGCACGCCCGCCCTCGCGACTTGCACTTGGGGAGGTCGCGTGATCGGGAATGCTCGGGCACGAGCCTTGGTCAAACGGGTCTACCCAGAGATCGAGTATATCAATGACCCGGCGAGCCGGGTGAGCGTGACCCTGACTATGCAAGATGCGCTCGGCGGGCCGACTACGATCACGGATACGCAGACGTTCAACCCGGACTATTCCGGCAACCGCTTCACGACGCACTACCGTCGCGGCCGTGTGGCTACGGTGACCATCTCGGATAACCAAGGTCTTGGCTGGATCTGCGACGGGTACGACTTCGATTGGGTGAACGGAGGGTTGCGATGACACCAGAGGACTTCGAGAAGCTCTCCCCGCAGGCGAAGGAAGCCGCGGTCGCGGAGCACGATGAGAACGTGAGGGTCTACCGCACGCAGTGCCAAATCTGCAAGTACGTGAAGGTTGGGACGCTCGCAGAGATCCGCTCCTTCTTCCGAGCGTGTGACCGCCTGTGCAAACATGAACGTACCTAGCAATATCCCGAACGGGATCGGGGTTGGCGGCGGCGCGCCGCAGGACATTCTCTCCGTCTCGCTCTACCTCAGCCAGTTCGCCGCCTCGCTGAACAATTGGGCTGCCCAGGTAGCGAACGCTGTCAACTGGCTGCTCGATAAGGTTGGCGGCTATGTGACCTCCGGCGAGGTGGATATAGTCCCGAGCAACTCGACAACGTACAATCACACTTCGCTCCTGCTGCCCCCAGGGGATTGGGATCTTTCCGGCGCGATCTCCTTCTACTCGGCCGGCGGTACGATGATCGAGGCATTCTGCTGTATCAGTCCGGTCTCCCTGAACACGGGGCAGAACGATATGGAAGGCTCGCCCTGGCAGCATATCGCCAGCCCGGCTACGCAGCATCTCTCCTGCACCCCGCCAACGTGTCGGCAAGTCGTGACCAACCCGGCCGGAACGCTCTTCTACCTCATCGGGTACGGTACGGCTTCGGGAACAATCTCTAACGCGAATGGCCGGCTCTCGGCTAGAAGGTGGAAGTAATGGCAGCAGCCCCGGTACTCGCTCTCACGGATCTCGCAACCGCGGCGGAGCATGCGGTCGAGCTAATCCGCGTGCGCGCGGCAATCGATGCGCTTGGAACCGGGACCGCCCGGTTGGAAACGATCGCACTCTCGACCCCCGCCTCCCCGACCC